GTCCACAGGCGGCCCGGATCGGGCGGTGGACAGGCCCCGCAGGAATAGCCGATAACTAACGTTACGTCGACTCCCGCCAGTAACCCCCTGTTCTGGGTAGGGTCCCGCATCGTGCGGAAAGACGAGTGGCGGGCGTTCCTGATCGTGGCGGCCGCGGGGTGCCTGGTGGTGCTGATCGTGTGGCTCACCGGGTGGCCGAGCGGGACCGGGCGGCGGTGACGCGCTCGGTGTAGGGGCGGTGGTCGCTCGAGGCCGTGCGCGGGAGCAGTCGCGCACGGCCCCGGCCGTCGGTGAGGGTGGCGTCGATGAGCCGGTGCCCGGCGTGGGTGCCCGCAGCCGGCAGCGGCCGCCTCCAGGTGATGGAGAGGCCCGGGAAGTAGCTGCGGACCACGGCCCGCCAGTGGGCGCGGCGTAGGTCCACGTTCCAATCCGCAACCACCAGCACCAGGTCCGGGTCCCGGCGCGCGGTCACGACCTCGAGCTGGTGCGCCCAGCGTCGTACGGCGTGGCGCCACCGGGTGACCTGGTGCTCCCCGGCGCGCCAGGAGTCCCCGTCCTGGACGTGGGCGGGGAGGTGGGCGAGGGTCACTAGGATGCGTCCGGAGTGCTGGGTGCCCGCGGACCGGGGGTGACGCGGGTCCAGCACCACCCACCCGGCGCCCGTTCCCATCCCCAGCCCTTGCGAGCGGGCGCCGGCTAGGCGCCACCTCGCCCGCGGCCAGGAGATCGCGACGTCGGTGCCCGGGGGCCGGTACACCGCCCAGCCGCGGGCGCGTAGCGCGCGGGCGCGGCGGGGGTTGTCCACCTCGGTCACGGTGAGGAGGTCGGGGTGGCGGGCGCGCAGCTGGTGGGCCAGGTGGGCCAGGGACGCCGACGTGCGGTCGTAGCGCGATGACGTGTGCGCGTGCTGCACCGGGTCGGCGTACGCCGGCGCAACACTCAACCCGAGGGTGAGGGTGAGGGTGAGGGTGAGGGTTCTCACCGGTCGCGATCTGAGCGGCGCAGCAGCTCGCGGGCCACCACGGCCGCGGTGACCAGGCCCAGGCCGATCCCCAGGCCGAGGACACCGGCCAGCAGGAGCTCGAGGATCGGGGAGTCCATCGGCTATTCCCAGGACAGGACGACGGCGTCGGCGGCGTCCAGGGTGGCGTCGTGGGTGCACAACACCTGGAACCGGACCGTGCGGCCATCGGAGACGTAGCCGTTGTGGGCGTGGGTGGCGGCGGTCTCTCCGGGGGTGGCCAGGGCCTCGGTGGTGCCCCCGGTCTCCACCGCGTCCCCGTCGTCGTCGTACTCCACGACCCGCATTTTGACCGTGGACCCTTCGGGGGCGCCGGTCACGGTGGCGTGCAGGACCGAGCTGTAGGGGCGGCCCCCGATCTTCACGAACGCCTTGCCCTTGGTGAACGCCCCGTCACCCGAGACGCTGGTGAACACCACGGGCGTCCACTTCCCGGCGGTCAGGTCAGTGTTCGAGGTGGTGGCGCCGTGGTCGTAGTTCGGCATGTCGTCTCCCGGGTCTGTGTCGGAGGTCAGTGGTAGCCGGACCCCGTTGAGGTCCTCGGTCCAGCCCAGGTAGGTGCGGCCGGCCCAGTTCTCCTCGATCCAGGAGATGGCGGCGTCCCCGACCCGGCCGGTGCTGGTGCAGTCGGTGGAGCGCATCCCGGCGGCGTGCGGCTTGGCGATCACGATGTGGCCGTAGGTGCCGCCGGAGTAGAACAGCGGCGCACCGATCGGCGGGTTCCGGTCCCCGGGGTGCTTGAACTTTGCACCGTTCCAGGCCTCGATCGCGGACCCGTACAGCGACCCCAGGCCCCAGCACGGGCCGCGGACCCACTGGAGGCACATGCCGGTGTCGTAGCCGATCCAGGCGTCGGCGTTGGTGACGGCGGCCTTCCCGGACGCGGCGGTCACAGGCGGAAGTCCTCGAGGTGGTCGCGCAGCCGGGACAGGGCGGAGCGCAGGGCGATGACCCGCAGCAGCAGCGCCCGGTCCCCGGGGCGGGTGGCGAACTCGACCTTGACGTCGTCGAGGAGGCCGATGGTGGCGTTGATCGCGGTCCGCACGTCGGGGGGGCCGTCCTGCCCGCCAGGAGGCTCTACCGGGGCGCTCACTCGGTCACGTCCTCGATCGGGTTTCCGCAGGCACCGCAGGTCACGGACGGCGTGGGCAGGCCTTCGCCCAGGTCGTCCCAGGGCGCCTCGATCGGGATGCCGGCGTTCTCACACCCGGGGGTGTGGCAGGTGGCGGTGGGGGTGTGGAGGCTCATGGTGGCTCCTATCCGTCGCCCGCGTTAGCGAGCATCTGCACGGCCATCACATGGACAGTGATGGTGATCGATGCCGAGACGGCGTCGGTATGGCGCACAAAGATGTTGATCCCGGTCGAGGACACCGCCGTGGCACCCGCCACGTAGAACGATGAGACACCGGCAACGGTGAGGGAGATCCGCGGCACGGCGGTGAACCGCCCAGCCGGAAACGTGACGTTGAGGGTCCCTACCGTCGAGGCGGTGACGGGGACCGACGCGGTGCTCACCCACGTCCGGGCGGGCAGAGCGGCGTCCACCTTGTTGGCCAGGTTCTTGATGGCGTCGTCGCCGTCGGCTACCGGGTCGGTGCCCAGCGGGTAGGGGTAGCCCTTCGGTGTGTTGGCCGGCATGGCTAGTTTCCTCTCGCTAGGCGGTACATGTCCCAGGACTGGCCGGGGTAGATCTGGTCCCACAGCACCCCGCCCGGCTCCCCGGTGGCCAGGACCTGGTCGTCCCAGCGGAACGCGGCCCGGGCGGCCTCCAGGTCGTCCCAGACGCCGACCTGGGCGTCCCAGGTCCCGGTCTGGGCGTTCCAGGCGTTGCGGGAGGTGTCGGGGTTCGCGGGCGGCGGGATGGTGGGGGTCAGGGTGAAGTCCACGACCGGGCGGCCGTCCTCGATGGTCAACTGCACACTGGTCAACTGCCCGGCGACCCAGTCGCGGGTGGCGTCGGCGGCGTTGATGTCCAGGGGGATCGGGGTGACCACGACCGGGCGCACGTAGGCCGCGGTGCGCAGGGCGCGGGGGGTGGGGGCGCCCGAGGCGTCGTGGTGGGGGAACAGCACCGGGAACGTCTCCAGGCCCGCGGGGTCGGCGTACAGGAGCCACCGGAACGCGTCCGGCGCCCACCCGGCGGGGTTCTGGGGTGCGGGGATCATCAGGCGACCCAGCCGGTTCGCGTTCACCTGGGCGGCGTCGGTGTCAGTGGCGCCGACCCCGAGGGTGGTGGTCTCCCGGGTCGCGGTCACCGGGGACTGCCCGATCGGCGGCGGGTTCTCGTTGCTGTAGGTGACCTGCGGGACCCGGTCGGTGTCGGGCAGCGCGTCGGCGGCGGTGGCCCAGGTGACCGCGGCCCGGTTGACCACGTTCGGGGTGATCGCGGCCCACTCGGCGTCGTACTCGACCCGGCAGGCGTCGATGACCCCCGCGGCCCGGTCGTCGGGGTCCAGCCACAGCCCCCACCCGGCGGGGTCGGTGAAGTAGTGCCCGAACGTGGCCGGCAGCGGTGCGGTCGCGGTCGGGATGTAGGCGTCCGGCACCGCGTCCAGGCCCCACCGGTACGGCACGGTCGGTCCCAGGGACCCGACGCCGGGGTAGGGGGCCACGATGGCGCGGTAGAACACGGTCGTGGCGAGCTCGGCCAGGCCGACGAACGCGACCTGGTCCCACAGCTCGATGGTGGAGGACAGCAGATCCGCGGCGGCCGGGTCGAGGAGGTCCAGGGCCACCGGCCCGGTCCCGGTGGCCGAGATGACCGGGTCCAGGACCAGGTCGGTGGGGGCCAGGCCGGCGGCGGCGATCATCGCGGACTGGCGGGTCAGCGCCCGCTGGTAAGGGTAGATGTCGGCGCCGATGTCGTAGCCGGCGAGATCCACGGACAGGTCGGAGCACGTCAGCTTGTAGAGCATCCCCACCCCGGCCAGGGGCATCGCGTTCGCCTGGGCGACCCGGCCGACGAAGAACACGTCCGGGGCGGGCTTCGGGTTCGCCCCGAACGTGACCGCGATCGTCACCAGGTCGCCCTGGACCATGTCGGCCAGGTCGGCGGCGGAGGCCAGGACCAGGTTCACCTCGGCCACCATCGGGTCCGGTTGGGCGGGGCGCTGTTCGGACTCGGGGTTCTCCCACCCGATGGTCAACGGGTCCGCGAGGCCGTAGACGGGGGGGTCGTCGTCGGTGAGCGCCCAGTGGTGGGACCCGACCCGGACGTCCACGGCGTAGGTCCTCACGGGGTCACGGTCCCGGTGATGAGGCCGGCGCGGGTGATGAGCTTCCGGACCTGCTTGGCGGTGTTATAGGGGTCCACCGCACCCTGGACGATGATCTGCACCGACGGCCCGGAGGTGACAGACCCGCCGGCGCCGCGGGTGCTCGCGCCGGTCACCGACGGGCCGCGGGACCCCCGGGCCAGGTTCACGGCCGCAGCGGACCCGGACTTCCCCACCCCGGGGATCCAGTCCGGCATCTTCGGGATGTGGATCTTCCCGATGAAGTCGATGATGTCCTTGATGACGCCGAGGACCTTGTCGAACGCCTCCCGGACGTTGTCAATCGCGTCCTTCACGGCGCCGGGCATCTCGATGCCCCTGACCTTCTCCACCACCTTCAAGACGATGTCCTTGACCTTGCCGAACGCGTCCTTGACCTTCCCGGCGGCGGTCTTGATGGCCTCGAACACCGTCGACGCAACCGTCTTCAAGATGGTGAAGTAGCCCTTCACGACGGTGATCGCGGCACCGAGGCCGGTCTTGATGATCCGCCCGGCGGCCGCCGCGCCGGTCTTGACCACGGACCACAGCTTGTTGACCAGCTCACGGAACTTGTCGGACTTCTTGTAGAGCAGGATGAACCCGGCGACCAGGGCGACGACGGCGATCACGACCAGGCCAATGGGGTTCGCGGACATGGCGGCGTTGAGGAGCCACTGGGCGGCGGCGGTGGCCTTCGCGGCCGTGGCGGCTGCCTTCTCCGCGGCGGTCTTCGCGATCGTGGTGACGGTGGTCTTCGCGTTGGCGATGGCCTCGGCGTCGGTGATGAGCACCAGGGCCTGCCCGGCGCCGGAGAGGAAGTCGGTGGCCATGGCCGCGGACTGGAGGCCGGCCGCGGCCTTCTCCGCGCCGATCAACTCGAACCCCGACGACAGGGCGCCCATCGCACCGGTGGCGCGGCCCATCTTGTCGTCCACCCCCTCGGCCGCACCCCCCAGGCGGTCCATCTTCCCGGCCGCGGCGTCGGCCTTGGAGGCGGCGGTCTGCACCTCGGTGGCCATGGTCTTCGCGGAGGCGCCGACGGCCTCCAGGCCGGCCTGGGCGTCGGCGGTGGAGGCGGTGACCTTCACGGCGAGCTCGAGGGCGTTAGCCACGGTGTGCCTCCTCCTCGAGCATGTCCAGTGCGGTCGCTATCAGTCGGTCATCGATGCCCGGGTCCAGCCATGCGGCCACCGGTGGCCACACCCGGCCCAGGGCTAGGGCCAGGGCGTGTCTGGACCCGGGGTCGTAGGGTCCGCGGCGCCGGTGGCCTCCTGGTCGTCGTCGACGGCCTCGATCTCGATGACCCGGGCCTTCCAGATGGGGAACGCGGGGACCGCGGCGGCGTCGGTGCGGCGCAGCGCGGCCCAGGCCCACAGGGTCATGTAGCCGATCGGTTCGTCCTTGAGGCTGGCCATGCCGAAGGTGCGGCCGGCCTTCTCGGCGACCAGTTGGTCGGCGTGCATCACGGTGACCCGGTGCACGTCGTACCCGGTGCCCTCCCCGGCCTCCAGGGCCTTGTCCAGCTCGAGGCCTTCGCGGGCCACGGCGACGTCCATCACCTGGATCTGCAGCTTCACGGTTCCTCCTAGGTGTGCACGGCCTCGAGGGCCTGGTCGACGGCGGTGGTGTAGATGGCGCCCACCTGGGCCTCTGCGTCCTCGAGGGCGTCGGTGGCGAACGGTCGGGCGCGCATGTACCGGGTCCCGAAGTTCACGAACACCCCGTATGGCTCACCCCAGGCGATCCGCACCACGTCCGCCTCGGCGGTGATGTGCGCGGACGCGGCGAGGCGCCCGGTGCGGCGCGGGGTGCGGGCGGCGGCGGTCTTGACGATGACGGCGCCGGCGGCGGTGCCGGCCTCCGACAGGTCGGCCAGGGACGCGGCCGCGCCTTCCAGGGAAGCGGTCAGCGCGGCCGCGCCGTTGGTCTGCGCCTCGATCATCCGACGTCCTCGGATACGGCGACGAAGTCGGGGACGGGGGTCCCGACGATGACCCACTCGAAGTCGGAGGTCGGGCGGGTGGGGACGTCCCCGCCGACCTGCAACGGGATGATCCGCACCGTGCCGGTCCAGGTCGCGGCCTGGTCGTTGTCGGGGGTGAACACGAACGGCACCTCCTCGCCCATGTTCGCCCAGGAGTAGTCAACGACCCCGGACAGGGAGAGGTCCTGGAGCACGGTCCCGCCCAGGGTGAAGCTGTAGTCCACGACATCGGAGGAGGGCAGCACGTCGCCACACAGGACGTGCACGGCGTCCTCGGTGGTGACGTTCTCCGTCGGGTTGATCTGCGCGTTGGTCAGCTGGCACGAGATGTCCAGCGGTGCGGCGCCCAGGGTCAGGGTGCCGTTGTTCAGGGTGTAGCTCTGGATGGGCATGGCGGCCTCCTAGGCGGCGGGCGGTGCGGGCGGTGGGGCGGTGGTGGCCTGGAGGTCCACGTCGTAGAACAGGCCCGGGTAGGCGGTCGCGGAGTCAGGGAGCAGGAACGTCCTGGTGGCGGCGGGGGTGCCGGTGTTGGGCCGGTACACGGCCAGGGCGTCGGCGTAGAGGACCGACAGGAGATCCAGGGCGTCGGTGGTCCCCACGTCGGGGACGATCAGGCACACCCGCAGCCGCAGGGTCGCGCAGTCGGCGTGCATCACGTCGGCGGCCGCGGTGAGCAGATGCACCCAGCAGCCGGGGACGTTGACGTCGCGGGGGTCCACCCAGGTGGGGACCCCGCCGGCCTGGAGCGCGGCGGCGGCCTCGCCCATGGCGGCGCCCAGGTCGATCACCTAGCCCACCCCGGGGACGTTCCACTGCCCGGTCCGCAGGGCACGCTCGATGTCGGCGTCGTACTTCGCGACGAACACCGCACCCCCCTCGGCCCAGGCCTCGATCCCGGCCGGGGAGTTGCGGCGCCGGTACTCGCGGGCGGCGTACATCACCGCGCCCTGGTAGGTCTCCGCGTCGGGGGTGTAGGTGGCGGTGTCGCCCGGGACGGCGGGGTCCGGGTCTGAGTGCCACTCCGGACGGCACCGCTGCACGTAGGCCTCGGTTTGCACGCACACCCGGACCAGCTCGTCGTCCTCGGTCGCGGGGGCGCCGGCGTTGAGCCGGAGCCATCGGGCGACGTCGTCCGGCTTCAGCCAGGTCGGGGTGAACGTGGAGGCCATGGGGGCTACTTGCTGCCCGAGGATGCGGTCTTCTTGGCGGAGGCGGCGGCGCGGCCGGTGGTGCTGGCCGGGACGGTGGTCTTCGCGAGGCCGTCGTCGTCGTGGACCAGCTGCGCCCAGTAGCCGAACAGGCCGAGGTCGATGCCGCCGTTCGGGAGGTTCACGGCGGTCACGTTGATCGGGCCGGTTTCGTAGAGGGACACGGCGTCGCGGTCACCACCGAGCACGGTGCCGGCGGGCAGGGACGGCTCGACCACGATGGTGGTCCCGGCGACCTCGGAGGTGCCGTTGAGGTTGATCGACGACTGCCCCGAGAGCCACCACGGGGCCTCCGAGCTGGTGACGGCGAAGAAGTCCTGATAGGCGTCGGTCGCCATCGCCAGGAACGAGACGTTCGCGCCGTTCCCGGTGAGGAACGTGACTACCGACTGGATCGCGGTCAGCAGGTCCGGGGAGGCGCCCAGGTCGGTGGCGTCGGCCAGGAACCCCTCCGCCGCGGCGACGGCCGGCGGGCCGGTGATCGCAGGGTGCCCGTTGACGAAGTACCCCTGCGACTTGCGGCGGTAGTCGCGGACCGCGGCGGCCTGAAACGCCTCCACGAACCCGGTGGAGAAGTCCACGTAGATCCGGTCCAGGTCCCAGCCGCCGGCGATCCGCTGCGCGGTCGCCTGGGCGGGCACCACCTTCGCGGGGCTGGTGGGGATCTCGGCCTTGTTCCCGGCGTACGGGGCCACCTGCGGCTCGGTCTCCCACTTCCACCCGTCGATCGTCATCCCGTTGAGGTCCTGCACGCCGATGGCGTCGATCAGGGGGCGGGCGGTGGCCTGCGGGGTCCACAGTTCGCCGAGCCACTGGGGCCGGGGGAACACGTCGGTGGTGGAGTTGGCGGGCGTGATGTCGGCCAGGGCGGCGTTCACCTGGGCGGCGTCACGGGCGCCGGTCATGGCCTCCGCGACGTGGGAGGCCCACAGCCGGCGGTTGGCGTCGGGGTTGGCTCGGGTGGTGCGGGCGGGGACCATGCCGGCAGGCCGGGACCCTTCCACGGCGTGGGACATGGCGCGTGCTCCTTCGGTGGGTGGTGCGTCGGCGGGAGCGTCCTCGGCGGGCGGCTCCTCCTCTTCGGTGGGCGCGGAGGTGTCCACGATCTGCTGAGCCAGGTCGTGGACCTTGGCCTGGTCGTCGTCGGACAGGGTCGCGGTCAGCAGCGCCCCGGAGAACGCGGGCACCGCCACCTGGGCGACGGCCACCAGGTCCGCGGCGGTGACGTGGCCACCCTCCAGGGTCACGTTGGACAGCTCCACGGACAGGGCGTCGCGCAGGCCCTCGGCGGCCTCAAGGAGTGCCTGGTCCCCGCCGGGGGTGCGGGCCAGCTGGAACCCCATCCGCAGCGCCTCGGTGGAGTCGGTGGCCTCGATCGCGAACCCGATCGGGTCGGTGCGCCCGTGCTCGCGGAACAGCTTGCACGCCCGCAGGTTCTCGGGGACCCGGACCGCGCCGGCGTCGATGGTGACCGGGCCGGCGGAGGTGTAGCCCCGCACCCCGTACGGCAGGGCGATCCCGCGCAGGGTGCGGGAGTCGGTGTCGGTGGCCTCGATCGCGGCCGGCGCGGTGAACGTCATACGCATGACGGGTGGTGCCTCTCAGTCGGCGGCCGGGTACCCGGTCGGGGTGGGTGCGGTGGTGGTCCACTCGGAGGTGTCGTGCACGATGCGCTGCCCGGCGGGCACCACGTCGTCCATGGACAGGCGCGCCTCGATGGCGTCGAGGAACAGGGACAGGCCGTGGTCGAGCCACTCCTGGTTCCTGCCCGTGGCGGTCTGGTACTCCAGGGACGCGCCGGCGGCGGTGGCGTCCAGCATGAGGGCGGGCATGTTCGCGTGCCGGGCGACGTCGAGCGCGGAGGCGTTTCGGGCGCCCAGCTGCAGGGCGTCGGCGTCCACCCGGTGCTCGATGAGCTGGATGGCGTTGTTGGTGAACAGGATTCCGTCGTTGTCGGCCATGGCCTTGCGGATCTCGGTGACGATCGCGGTCCGCTCGTTGGGTGTGAGCTCGGCCGCGGACGTCTGGTGCGCCTCGAGGCGCAGCGGCCGGACGGCGACGTCGCGGGCGTTCTGCTCGAGGTCGTAGGCCATGCGCAGCGAGGACGCGCCGTGGACCAGGAGGCCGGCGGTGGGGCCGGGGATCCAGACCAGGTCGTCGGCCGGGTACGGGTCGTTGTCGGCGTCCACGATCTCCCCGGCCTCGGTGATGGTCCAGGAGTCCCACGGCACCCGCACCATCCGCGCCGGCGCGCCGGTGGTGAGCCGGGCGGTGACCAGCCACAGGGACGAGTCATGGAACAGCAGATCGTCTGCGGTCCACAGCGCCCGGTGGTACGGCGACTGCGGGGTGATGCCCCACTTGCGGCGTTGCTCGATGCTCAGGGACCCAAGTTGCCCGTCGGTGCCGTAGGCCCAGTACGGCTGGACCGGGACCGGTGCGTCACCCCGGTACGCCACCAGGGGCAGGGCGGCGAGGGTGCCGCAGGTCAGGTTCCGGGCGCGGGCCATGGCGGGGACCCGCATGGCCGCCTCACGGGTCAGTGGCCCGTAGCCGGGGACCAGGCCCAGGGACTCCAGGGTGACGTCGTAGAGGTGGGAGTTGTCGGTCCATGCCTCGATCTGGGGTTGCAGCCGGTCCACCCAGGCCGTGTCCGGGACACGGGGCAGGAGCCGGTCCCAGAGGCTCACGTCACTACGTCGTTACGGGTGCGTCGCTTGGAGGCGACGAATGAGGCCTGCCGGGGGTGCCGGGTCTCGCGGTGCCGGTCGGCGGACGCACGGGCGGATTCGGCCGTGAGACGAAACCCCGTACTGCCGCAGTCGGTGCAGTACCAGTGCACCATCCCGGCATCCGATCGAAACCGGATCATGTGTGCCGCCATGCCAATCCATCATCCGCACAGAGTGTGGACAACGCACCCCGACACGTGGACAAGTCCGAACATATGTTCGGCGCGTTACCCGTTACGTGACCGGTAACGTGACGCGTTACGTAACGGGACCGCGTAACGCGTTACAGCGCGGCGACCACCGGGCGGGCCGGGGGGCCGGGGTGGTGCAGGGCACCCCACCGGGCGGCGGTGACCGCGACCAGGGGCGCGACGTTGGACGCGGAGTCACGCCGGGACCAGGCCACCCCGCCGGTGTCGGCCAGGGTCCGCAGCGCCGCACCCTCCACGGCCTCGGTCAGCGCAGGGGAGGGCACCACGCGCAGGGTGCGGGTGGCGATCGCGTCCAGGGTGTCGGCGGTGGCGTTGGCGACGTCCCCGCCGGTCATCACCACCAGGTCCGCGCCGGCGCGCTCCAGGGCGTCCACGGTGGCACCGGACGCGCCGTAGCGGGTGCAGGTCAGCGGCTGGTGGTGGCGGGCCTGCAGCTCCAGGACCCGGGCCACCACCCAGTCGGTGCCGTCGTGGTGGTCCACCAGCTCGAGGTACCCGGTGCCGTCCGCGACCCCGATGGCGGCGGAGCCACGGTCCGCGGCCACGTCGAGGCCGAACGCGACGGGTCCGGCCTCGGTCGCGGCGGGGTCCTGCACGCCCGCCCAGTCGGCCGGGTCCACCGCCCGGTCGGCGGTGCGGGACCAGACATTGAAGAACTCCCGGCCGAACCCGGCGACTCCCATGGTTTCGCGCATGTTGGCGAGGTAGGCGGTGTCGGTGAGGCCGTAGGCCAGGCCCGGGTGGCGGCGCGGCCACATCTCCTGGTCGTCCACGTCCTCCCCGCCCAGGGCGCCGTACTCCACCACGCAGTAGCCGGGGAGGCGGGCCTGGGCGGCGGCCAGGTAGCGCAGCAGGTAGTCCGACTGGTCGGTGCCCGCGGTCCCGACCAGGATCAGCTGGCGGCGCGGCCTGGTGGAGAACACCGGCAGGATGGTGAGGTCCAGCTGGGCGCCCAGGGTGACGCCGTGCTCCTGGGCCTCATCCACGATCACCAGGTCCAGGGCGTTGGAGCGCAGGGCGCCGGCCTTGGGTGGGAACGCCTTCAGGTACGAGCGGCCGGGCAGGGTGATCCGCTCGGTGCCCGCGGAGCGGCGCAGGCGGGCGCGGGGTCCCATGGGTCCGGCCTCCAGCTCCTCGATGCGCTCCACCATCCGCTCGGTGGTGACGTGCCCGGTCTGCGCGGCGTACGCACACCGGTAGTCGACGTAGGCCAGGGCACGGCCCAGGGCCAGGTCCATCACGAACGTGGTCTTGCCGGTCTGGCGCGGCAGCAGCACCACGCCGATGCCGTAGACGTACGTGCCCGCGGGCGTCAGCTCGCCCAGGACGTCGGCGGCGAGGCGCTGGTGCGGCAGCCACGGGCGCCCGTGCAGCTGCGCGACGAACGCACCCAGCGACCCATCACTGGGACGGGACGGGTCCCTCGGGGTGGCCAGGCGCGGGGAGACCGTCGGCGGCGAGGAAGTCAGCGAGGGCACGGGTCAGGGGGTCCTCTGCGCGTTGGGTCGCGGCGAACGCGGCGTCGTAGGACTCCCGGAACTCGCGGACCAGGCCGGCCAGGGGGACGCGGTCGTAGGGCTTGGCGTACGGCGAGCGCAGCTGCCGCTCGAGTTGGTCGATCTGGTCGGCCAGGGAGCGCAGGGAGGCGAGGCCCGCCGCGGAGACGCGGCCACCGGCCTCGAGGGCGTCGTGGGCGTCGGAGTCCAGTCCCTTGCGGACGCGGCCGTGCGCGTGACGGGTGGTCGGTGGGAACAGCGTCGGGTCGTCACTCATTCGCAACCTTGTTCGAATCGGTGCGCGTGATCCACCTCACATCGACCGACAAACTCTACTGTTTGTCGGTCGATCCGTTCGAACGCCTGTTCGAATCGACGCATCACGCCCCCCCGGGCCGGGGGGACACACACGGGGCAG